TGCCCAGTACCAACTGCCAAGACTCAACCTCATTTCGTAGCGCACTTCTGTGTTTGCGCTTACCCCTGCTGCTGGCAACGCAGCCCATGCAGAGCCAGTCCAATACTGCCAACCTGCCTGGTTTTGTGATGAGTCAAGTAACGTACCTGCATCAACAAGCGGAGAAGGTGAAATACGGAGTTTGCAATGGTACTTTGTCGCATCACTGCCGCTTGCAGGGACTAGTTTAACTCTGAAAGTTACTTCACCGGATTGGGTGGTATATAAATGTGCTGGCTCTAAAAGCGTTGGCTTTGGCGGCATTGGCTGATATTTATATTCTATCTCGCATACCACCTGCCCGCCGCCTCCAATTGAGTGGGTTATTCGGTTAAGGCCCGGGCTAAGCGTGACGTTGTACCAGTTTGACCAAACTCCGTCTGCTACGCTTGCGGGCCCGCTCACTGTTTGCGATCCGACGGTTATCTTTGGATTCTGTGTGCCGCCAAGGAATTCGTTCCATTCCGCTTCGGTGTATGTCCAATATCGGAGCACATAGCATGTTATCGGAGGCCAGCCATCAGGCCATACAGCTTCTATTATTTCTAATTCCACTGATCCATAACCACCGCAAGACATGGATATGTCGTACTCATACTCACCACCAGCCGGGAAAGATTGTTTTTTTATACGAACCTTGTCAGGTGTTTTTAGCTTAAAGGTTATTTCTGCGTCTGCTCCAACAATATCATAAGTCCTGACATACACTACCGCCCCGCATCTGCCACCTGTGATATCGTATTGGCTCGGCGGCATAGGGAAATTCTGCTCGCCATAATCCGACCAGTAGTGCATCTGGTATCGGTCGATGCCTTTCCATCTGACACGCGCTGAATCAACTTTTGTGCCATCGATTTGGATTTGCGTCTGCTGACCATTGGATACTGTCGCTGACCATGTTTTGGTGATCGCCATTAGTAAATCACCTCGCCCGTTTCAGCATCATACAGAAACGGATCTAAGGCGGTAAACACCGCAGGTATGATCCATGTGTCTGAATCTACTTGCTTCTCTTGACCAAGTTCGAGGATTACTCGCTTATAGTAGCTTGAGTCAAGGCCAAATTTATCTATGTATAAATTCTTCTCACTATGTTGCCTATCATAGTTTTTGAGCGCCATATATTCTTCATGCCCATAAACAATCAGTGTGCAGGATATAACACTTGGTTGATATTTGAGGAGCACGGCATCAGCGGTATTGCGCCGAGGATAGTCATATACATGATATTGCTTTATGTCCTGGTAGATGAGCGTGTTGTCTTGCGGCGCCAACGTCAGCACATCATATTTCACTTATAGCACCCCCGGGGCGGATAGTCTTAACCTCTGCACTAGTTTTCTATTGCTGTCTTCAAGGGCGGTGGCAACTGCTGTCTTATCCGCCGGGCCGTAGAAGTATAGGTTTTGTGTGATGGTAACACCGCTAAGTTTCTCAAGCGGGGCAACTACTTCTGGCCCTCGTTCGCCAAGCACCGCAAGAGTCGGCTTTGTAACTATGCCGCCTTCTGCTAGTAGCGGTATCTCGGCTATATCAAACCCCCACGATTTTCCGCCCAAGAACGGCACCCAATCCGGTATCGAAAAGCTAATCTTGTTTAGGCCACGGATAAGCGCGTTTATCGCCTTTATAATCTGGTTTATCGGCCATTTAATTGCTTGCAATATCCCGTCCCAGACTGTCTCGGCCGTTGTTTTAATCGAGTTCCAAATATCCGAGAGCTTCTCCTTTATCTCGTCCCAGTTCTTCCACAGCGCTACCCCTATAGCCACGGCCGCCGCAATGGCCGCGACTACGAGCCCAACAGGGCCCGTTAGCAACGTAAATATCGGTCCCAATGCGCTTATAAGGCCCGATATTTTGCTAAATGCGGATATCATCTGGCCGGCGACGAGTACCACAGGCCCAAGCGCTGCGGCAAGCAAGGCTATCTTGACTATCCACTCCTGCGTAGTCGGAGAAAGGCCGTTAAACCAGTCCGAGAGTCGCTGAAGCAACTCAACTAGCTTATCCAGGATTGGAGCAAGTGTTTCTTGTATGCTGGTGCCGAGGTCTGCGCCAACTAATTTAAGATTATTAAATGCCACGGTAGCCTTATCGATCGGGTCCAAAGTAGCCTCAAAGGTAGTAGTAACTGAGCCCGCTGCGCCTTCTGCTGCAGATCCAAAATCGCTTAAATCCAATGCGCCACGCTCAATGGCATCTAACATAAACGTTGCGCCCTTAGTCCCGAACGATTCGCTTGCTAAGCTGAGTTTGTCTGTTTCGCTAGCGCTGTCGGCAAGCTTCTGCTGCAATTCGGCCAGGCCCTCTTGCATCGTCTTGCCTTCCTTGGCCCAGGTTACTTGCGCTTTGGCAAGATACGAAAGAGCCTTCTCGCCGTCCAATCCCTTTTGTTCAAAACGCCCCATCATTTGCGCAGCATCCGCAAACTCAATTCCCATCGCTTTTATTTGCGGCGCGCCTCTGACTGCGGCGCTAAATATTGCATCAACACTCAAACCAGTGTCTTGTCCTGCTTTTGTTACTGCATCCAGTACATCGGATAAATCATCTGTGCTTAGGCCGTACGCTTCAATAGCGCCTTTAGCTTGCTGCACCGAGCGAGATACGTCTGTCCCATTTATCTGAGCAAACTTAAGAAACATCTCCGTAGACTTTTCTAGGGCTTGGCCTGTTTGCCCAAATTGCGTGTTGACTTCTCCGATTGCATCTCCGACAGACTGCATATCCACAGGCATGGTTTTCGCTACATTTCGGAACGACTCGGCCATTGAGTCTGCCGCTTCACCGGTAGCGCCCGTTTTTGTTGTGATCGTATCGAGAGCCTCGTCTACTTCTTTCCAGGCCATGGTGGCCGCCGTACCGACTGCCGCGATTGGCGCAGTAACTTTGAGCGACATATCTTTTCCGATATTGCTCATCTTGGCGCCCATTTTACTCATAGACTCGGCTGTTTTTTCAAGAGCTTGTTTGAGACCGCCTTGCTCTTTCGATACGTCTTTAAGTTGGCCTTCATACTTTTCAAGCTCGGTAGTAGTTTTGGCTACCTCACGCTGAAAGGCTCTATACTGTTCCTCGCCTATTTCGCCTTTTTCGTATTGTTCATTGACTTGGGCTTGGGCCTCTTTTAGGCGATCTAGTTTCTCTCTGGTGTTGGCTACTTGCTCAGATAGGAGTTGCTGTTTTTGAGCGACTAATTCGGTATTGCTCGGATCAAGCTTCAAGAGTTTCTCAACTTCTCTGAGTTCTTTTTGCAGGTCACGAGATCTTTTATTTACATCGGCCAAGGCCTTATCTAGGCCTGTCGTTTCTCCGCCGATTTCTATTGTTATTCCTTTGATTTTTCCAGCCAAACGCTCACCTCCTAAGCAAGCAGCCTATCGATATCAGCCTGTGTGGCCTTGCGCGCCTTTGGTTTAGTCGCCTCAGTCTGTTTCTTTACTGTGATATCAGCTAGAGCTGCCAAGTCTTGTATCCGCATCACTGCCATCTCTTCGAAAGACAATCCCAGATGTTTGCCTACCGCAATCCACTCCAGATCTAGTCTGTCTGGCAGCTCTAGCTCGTCTCCAAGAGTAAGATCACCCTTGGAGAGCGGAACGAAAAAAGGAATCTGTTACTTCGTTCATTATGCCGTTCACCATTTCTTCATCAGCCCAGTCAATGTACTCAAACTGAGCCAACCATTTCGGAAACGATGGGAACGGCTTTCCATATTCTTCAGCGCCTTTTGCCATGCACCATGCCAATTGCAAGAGCAGCACTCCGTCAACGCTTGCCGGATCTTTGTCCGGATCCTGCATTTTTTGCACATCGGCCAACAAATCCACTCCGAACTCTTGGCGGTAGTATAATTGGGCCAGTGGGCCTCCGCGTAATTGGACAGGCTTCCCGCCTATACTAATCTCGCGCATGCCACCACCCCTACCCTCCCGCTTCTTCGAGCGCTAGTATCGCCGCGAATAAATCATCTACCATAGCATCTACTTGTGATTGCGTTGGCGACCCGGTGAGAAGCGTATTTGCAGCACTTACTTTATTCTGCAGCGCTGTCCAGGTACCTGTGGTATAGTCAGTGGGATCAAGGGTCTCAATGAAAGCCAGGCAAGATTCTAGAATGCTCGTGTCGGTCTCTATGCCATCGCTTCCAGGCAGCACAACGCTGTTGAACCAGTTATCGAACGCAGTGCAATCTGGCGGCGCTATGGCCTTGACTATGTTTTTGGTACCAACTTTCACTGGCAATACGCGCAAATTCAGCGTGGTAGTCGATATGCTCTCGCTTTCCTCGGATGTCGCATGCGCTTCAGAGGGCCTAGACGCTACACAGCGATAGTAAACCCATTTTCTGCCTGCTTCGTCGCCTTCGCATCTGGAAAGCA